CGGAAACCGTCGGGGTATAGAGCGCCAAAAGGTTTACAATCGTGCGGTGCTTGCCAAATTGGTTCAGGAACAAATGCCAAATTTGACGGAAAACGAGAAAAGAAAAATTGTCGATGCCCTATTTGAAAGAAGCGATCCGCCAAAACACCGGCTATCGCATTCCGTCCATGGTTGAAGACGGGCAGACCCTTTTGGACATCATGTCCGCGGCATCTGGCCGAACTTGCGTTCGATCTCATCCGCCGCTGAGAACAGCGCCCCCTTGATAATGTCCGCTGTGCGCGCGTCGGGATCGGGATTCAGACCGCGTTTGCGCGACGAGATGACCACTTCTTCGGTCAAAGTTCGAAGGATATTTGGCACATGACAACATCATCAACAGCACCGTGAAAGTATACACGGGGCCAAAATTCACGGGCCAGGAAGTCGCCACATGGACGCTTTCGGTTCCTGTAGATATGCCTTGGCGCCGGATAATCCGCATTTTTGCAGATGTAGCAAAGGTATACGTTACCTACGAGACGCTCGGCGACACTGTGGAAGCGGATGATGTGAATGTATTGCAAGACGCCATAACGGCCACGCAGACCGAGTTGGAAAGGTACAAGTCTGAGGGGGTCGTTGATGGAGGAACATTTGAAAGGAGTGAATAATCATGCCGCAAACGATACGAATCAAGCGCGGAACCAAAGCCCAACTGGATGCTTACGGACCGCTCCAACAAGGAGAAATGGGATTTTGTACCGACACGAAAGAAGTGTATATCGGTGACGGGACACAGAATACGTTGGTCGGCCGGGTCATGTCCGGAACGCTGGCGAACCGGCCAAATGCGGCGGTACAGGGGAGATTCTATTATGCCACAGACGACGGGTATTTGTATCTGGACACCGGCTCAGCTTGGCAACGCATCAGCGCCAAAAGACTGACCGATCTGACCGGTACGCTAGACGATATTGCTGACGGTACGAACTATGGTAAGGTTGCAAAGTCGAATATCACCGGTGGGAATGTGAACAAGGTCTCGGACGGAACTAAGACGGCCACTGCTGCTCAAATCCGAGACCATATCGATAATGCGGCCATCCACCGCCAAATCAACGACACCGGGACGGGCCCGACAGACCTCTGGAGCGCACAGAAGATAAAAAACGAGATCGAATTGGCCAAGCGTAATATCGAACCGCAGGCAAGCGTGAAAAACCGTACAACAACCACGCCGCCATCCTCTCCGACAACTGGGGATCGCTACATCATCCCTGCCGGTGCAACAGGTGCGTGGTCTGGAAAAACGAACCAGATCACGGAGTGGAACGGGTCCGCGTGGGACTTCTACACGCCCCAGACTGGTTGGACATGCTACGTGGACGACGAGCAGAAAATTTATAGCTGGAACGGTTCGGCGTGGGTGCGTACAGGTGGCGCCTTGCAGACCATCACGGCTGGAAACGGGCTCACCGGCGGCGGTCAGGCGGATACAGTCACGCTTCATGTTGGGGCCGGCAACGGCATCAACGTCACGGCTGACACGGTGGAAGTGAAAGCGTACCGGGGCATTACAGTGGATGCCAATGGCGTGGCGGCCAATATTGACAATGACAGTATCGTGTACGATTCCACGAACGGAAACCGGCTCATGGTGGCTGTGATCGACGGCGGAACATTCTAAGGCTTGGGGTGACAGCCGATGCCAAGAAAAGCGCTCATCAAAATCCGCAGAGGACTGGAAGCGCAGCTTCCCGTGCTCGATATAGGTGAACTCGGCTACTGTACAGATACGAACAAACTGTACATCGGGACGCCGACCGGGAATCAGCTTCTGGTCGCCGCCCAATCCGTCGGAGACATGCTGAAAAGCATCTATGACACGGATTCCGACGGCAAGGTGGACACGGCGGAGGCGGCGGACAGCGTGCCGTGGTCAGGGGTGATGGGGAAACCGAGTACGTATGCTCCATCAGCACATACCCATTCCGCGAGCGACATTACCAGCGGAATAATTGCGGCTGCACGCTTGCCGGCTGCTTCCACGTCGGCTGCCGGAATTGTGCAGCTGAACAGCTCCGTCAACAGCATCAGCACCACGCAGGCGGCAACTCCCAGCGCGGTGAAAGCGGCGTACGATCTGGCGGCGTCCAAGCTGGGGCCAGGTGTTACATGGAACCAGCTCAAGGGGGTGTAATCCGTGTACGGAAAACTGTTATATGGATCATCCCTCTATGCGGAGAATGGCGATTCGAAGCAATCGGAGAATCGATCGGTTGATCTAATGTCTTACCTGCCCGAATTTTACCAGCAGATCAGGGACTTCCGGGAAATGATGAAAACGGCGGGTGAAGAAATAGGACTGCTTTGGAACGAAAATGACAGCGTTCTGAAGCAGTTTTTTGTTTCGACAGCAACTTGGGGCCTTGACCTGTGGGAAAGTGAGCTGGGCCTCGCCACTGACTCAACCAAACCGGTTGAACGCCGACGAGAGATCATTCTGGCCAAGCTACGCGGCGCCGGAACAACGACCAAACAGATGATCAAAACCGCCGCGGCTGCTTTTTCCGGCGGCGAAGTGGACGTGATCGAGTTTCCGTTGGAACACCGGTTCGTGGTGAAGTTCATTGGTGTGAAGGGAATACCGCCGAACATGCCGGGGTTTATCGCCATGCTGGAGCAGATCAAGCCTGCTCACCTTGTGTACAGCTTCGAATACACGTACACGACATGGGATATGTTGAAAAGCTTGACTTGGGCGGTTGCAGGGACGAAAACGTGGGATGAGCTCAAAAGATATGACGGATAAAGGAGCGTGGGGAACGTGCAGCAAACACCAAATTTGGGGCTCAGAAAGCCCGAAGGTTCAGATGTGGTGGACATCGATGACCTGAATTACAACGCCGATGTTTTGGATGCTGAAGTGACGAGATTGGCCACTGCGTCGCAGCCCGGGAGGATGAGCGCCGTGGACAAAGCTAAGCTGGATGGTGCTACGTCGGCGGCGACGCCGAATACGCTCGTACAGCGGGACCCGGCAGGTCGCATGAAAGCAGGGGCACCGTCTGCGGCGGACGATGTGGCGCGGAAGGCGGAAGTGGATGCAGTACAAACGAATCTTAACAATCATGCCAACGCCACCACCGGCGTCCACGGCGCCACGTCTACGGCCACGCCGAATACGCTGGTTCAGCGGGATAGCGCGGGGCGATTTAAGGCGGCGGCGCCTGTTGCAGCGGACGATGTGGCGCGGAAGGCGGAAGTGGATGCTCACGCGACCCGCACTGACAACCCGCACGGCACAACGGCTGCACAAGTAGGAGCGCCGAGTTTGTCAGTTACCATCCCGAACAACGTAAGCTTGAATACGGTGGTTACATCTGGTTTTTATAGGCTTTCACAAAATCACCCAGATGCACCAAACGATAATATCAGCCACGGACAAATGATCGTCTCAAGGGGCGAAGATACTGTCCTTCAGATTATCACTGGGTGGGGCAATAACAATTTTTACATTAGACAAGGCAACCCACCAGAAGCAGGCAACCCTAATGGAACATGGCAGCCATGGCGCAAGCTGTACCATGACGGGAACAATCGTATGACACTCATTTCTCCCGGTGTGGGATACCACATCTTTGCGAATGGGTTTATCCTGCAATGGGGGGATCTTACGATTGCGGCGAATTCGAGCGAAATTGTGATTTTCCCAATATCTTTTCCGAATGTGTTCGTGCTGTGCTTACCGGTCATCGACGTTACGGGAGAAGAGCCCGGCGGCACGGTCAATATGTTCAACCCGACACGCAGCAGTGTTGAGATTGCCCACAGGGGCAGTTCAGGGACAAGGGTAATACGATGGATGGCGTTGGGATGGTGAGTAGAATGAGAGAAAAACAACCGCAATATTATGTCGACTTTGACCAGTCCGGCAATATCGCCGGCTTTTACGTCGACGAGATTCACGGCGACGCAATACCAAAGACAGCGATCCCGATCACAGAAGAAGAATGGCAGGCATACGCTGCCGCGCCGCACCTGTACAGGCTCGATGGCGAGACGATCCGCGAAAAAACGCCCGAAGAGATCGAGGCGGAGCGCGCACAGCGGCCACCGGCGCCGAAGTCGCAAGTAGAGGTGCTGGAAGAAGAAAACGCCCTGCTTGCACTTGAACTCGCACAGACACAGCTCAGGCTCGAGCAGGCCGAACAGGAGCATGCGGTATTGCTGCTCGAACTCGTCAGTAAGGGGGTGATCTGAGCTATGGACTGGTACACAATCGTAAAGCGGCACTACGACGCCGGCAGGTACGTTTCGAATGAGGAAAGGGATGACGTTGCAGTGTTCGTCGTCGCTGGCAAGATTACACCAGCGCAATATCAAATCATTACAGGAACGGAATATCAGGGCTCTGCCGAATAGGCGGGGCCCTTTGTATTGGAAAGGGTGGTGCATATGGACGGTATCACGATCACGGCGGTCATATCGGCCGCCGCAGCCATTTCAGGGATTGTGCTCGGCTGGCTCGGGCGGTCGCGAACCGTGCGTCAGGACGGCGCCGAGGACGGCGAGCTGCGCGCCAGCGTTGAGTATATCGCGCGCGGCGTGGATGATCTGCGGGTGGAGATACGCAGTCAGGGTCAGCGCTACGATATGCTGGCCGAACGGGTGACGCGTGTCGAAGAGAGCGCGAAGCAGGCTCATAAGCGGATTGATAGATTGGAGGCTGAGCAATAATGGAAA